CAGTATGCCGATGATGTCTCCGATGATCTCTTTCCAGTTGCTCACTGTGCAAGCTCCTTTTGTTGTGTGCACCCGGCGCAATGACGCGCCGCAATGGTAATGCCGTGCGATATTATTGAAGCAACGCCATTAACATTTGCAATTTCATCTGGCTTGCTTGAGCCCAGGCGAACCGTTTTCTTTGAATACAAGTCGCCTTTTTTTATCGTGCCTTTGCATTTGTGGCATGTGTAAGGCTTGCGTGATTTAGTCATTTTCATTGGCTTATTATCTCCTCTTCGCAACATTCGTTAGCTGCTTTCAATAAATCTTCCATTGTGTCAAAATCGTCAAAGGCAAAAAAGGTTGAACCAGCGCCTGTGCCGCTGAAAACGTAAGGCTCTTTTAACCAGATCTGTAAATCAAAACCGCTTTCGATTGTTGCCTCTGCCACAAATTTATTAAACTTCTTCTTTAACATTGCGCTCTCCCCGCTAGTCTTTTGAATGTGCTGCAAGCACGGTCGATACCGTGTGTCGTTACTGCGCTTGTGAATTGCTTGCGCGTTACGTTTCGCCCGTTGTTGTCTGTCAGCTGCACAACAAAGCTTTGCTGCGTGTCGTTCTCAGCTATCACAAGATAGCCTGCGTGATAGTCAACTTCGTGCGTTTCTGTTTGCCATAAAGTTTGCATTGTTACTCTCCAAGTTTGTGGCGTTAGTGCCATCTCATGCAATCAATCTAAGTAGCTAATCTGAACAAACTTAACCTGGGGCAAGCCTGGGATCATGCTGCTATATTCGTAAATATCTTCCATGCCGTTGAAGTGTCCGTATTGGTAGGGCATGGCTATATCGCTGATCTTATCTTTAAGTGCTTTAAACTTTTCCGGTGTATAACTTCCAAAAGGAATTAAATCAGAAAGTTCAGCCTCGTTGCAGTAAACCCTGACGCCATCGCACATCGATGCGCTGAAGCTTGTTACACTCGCTTTGAAACCAGCCTCTTTAAGTTTCGCCCTGATCTGGGCTGCTGCTTGTGATTGTATTGATTTAGCCATTTTCTTCTCTCCTAACAAATCCGCATTACTTGACCGGCCTTGGCCGCATCGCTCCAGGCTTGCTGACCATCCTCGTCAAAGGCTTGAATCAAAGCCAATAAGCTTTTCTCGAAGATAATATCCTCGATGTCAGTCTGCCGCTCACCAGCCTGGCTGTTGCTGCCGTTGTCGAACAAATCAAACATAGCAGCTTCTCTTTGTATCTTAGCCATCTCGATCACCCTTTCTTGTTACCTCTTACAAACAACACATAGTACCTTTGACAGTATCTGTCAATAGGTAGACAAAAGAAAATTAAGGCGCACCTTTGTCTGGGTTTGTTATCTCTTCCTCGCAGCACTCGTTTGCGGCTTGCCATAAGTCTTCCATTGTCTCGAAGTCTTCAAAGGCGAAGAAGGTCGATCCAGCGCCGGTAACGCTGAAGACGTAAGGCTCCTTTAACCAGATCTGCAAATCGAAACCGCTCTCAAGAGTAGCCTCGGAAACATATTTATTAAACTTTTTCTTTAACATTGCGGTAACTCCTATCTTACCAGTTTATCGGGAAATCATCGCCATATGGGTTAGTCCAGAAACCATCAGCACCAACATCATCAGGAAACATTGCTGCAAGTTTCCTTGTAGCAGCCCTTATATTCTGGGCTGTTACAAAGCCGGACTCCATGCCGTACTCGCTTTCAAAGTGGTAAACATACTCCATAATCTATCTCCTTGTTTTGTTAACTCTTACAAGACCTACATAATGATCTTGACAGATGCTGTCAATAGGTAGGGACAAAAAAAATTAAAGGCTTCGCCTTAACAACGGCAGTCAAGCAGCGTTGCATGACCTACCTAGTCTAGTATGGGCTTACTTGCTCCACCTGTGCGAGTTACCTCTGAACTAGCTCCGCCTTCGGGCGGGGCGCTTTTACTAGGAAGTAAAGATGCCAGTTAAGAAAGTCACAGCCGAAGTTATGCAAAAGATCTGTGATCGTTTAGCAGAAGGCGAAACTCTGGTAGAGATAGCAAAGGACGAGAGCTTGCCATCTTATCGCACAATCACGCGATCAGTGCAGGACAGCGACGAGATGTGGGAGATGTACCGCAAGGGCAGAATACTCCAGGCTGAATACTATGCAGACAAGTTGAACGGATTAGCAATGTCGCCACTGCCTGAGAACGTAGACCCAAGACAACTTAATGCAGAAGTGCAGCGCAGACGCTTAGAGATAGACACGCTCAAGTGGACAAGCGCACGCAACCAGCCTTTCGGCATACGCGATAAGAAAGAAGACCAACCACAAAACGCAGGCTTCACAATATCATGGGCAGGTAATGACCTGGAAGTTACAGCAGCAGAGCAGGTGATCGACGCAGCAGATAAGCAAGTGGTGAAGCACTGATGAACGGGGTGGAGAACGATCGACCTTACATCCTGCGTGTCCCATCTACGCGCGCGAGCAGCCCGATCGGTGGAGCGTGCGCCATGGCAAGATGTCATAATATGCATTATGTTAAATTATTGCAGGATTTGCCTGGCGCGGTCCTGGTCCAGCAGTATTATGTTAAATTCTGGCGATGCCGACCCCCCACCCTCCCCCAAAACCGCCCGCACTTTCTATCTATATATAATACCTGCCCATATAGTACCCTCACACACTCTGAGCCTGCCCTGTGAACCACGATAGCATAGCCCTCATGTCTCACATCAACGTGCTTCGAGAGGGCATTGTGGAGGGCTCTGACGAGGCTTCACGGCTTGAGAGTGCTGTGTTGCTTATAGACATTTACGAGCAGATCCTAGAGAAGCTTGAGATAGTTGATTTCCCTGATCCAGAGGTGAGGCACTAATGCACATTGAGATCCCTTATCAGCCGAGGCCTTTGCAGCTGGCGTTGCACGATGAGATGCAGGAGAAGCGTTGGGGCGTTGTTGTTTGTCACCGTAGGTTTGGCAAAACTGTTTGGGCGATTAATCATATACTGCGCCATGCGCTAATGTCTGATAAGCCTAACCCCCGGTATGCCTATATGGCACCCACCTATCGGCAGGCGAAGAACGTAGCCTGGGATTATATAAAACAGTTCTCTGGCAAGATACCTGGCGTTAAGTTCCATGAGACTGAATTGAGGTGTGATCTGCCTAACGGGGCAAGGATTAGCCTTCTGGGCGCTGAGAACCCTGATAGTCTTCGTGGGATCTATCTTATGGGTTGTGTAATGGATGAGGTTGCTGACATGCCTGAGAGCGTGTTTCCAGAGATCTTGCGTCCTGCTCTTTCGGATCACAAGGGGTTTTGTATTTTCGTAGGTACTCCCAAGGGGCACAATGCTTTCTTTGATTACTATGAGCAGGCGGCTGCGAATAAGGATTGGTTAGCCGCTGTGTATAAGGCTAGTGAGACCGGGATCTTAGATGATGAAGAGTTAACAGCTGCCCGGGATATGATGAGCGCGGATCAGTATGCCCAGGAATTTGAGTGCAGCTGGAACGCGAATGTGCCTGGTGCGATCTTTGGTAAGGAGCTTGAGGCTTGTCAGTTAGAGGGGCGGATCTGCAATGTTCCGTATGATCCTTCTGTGAAGGTTGACACCTGGTGGGATCTTGGCGTTGGTGACTCTACAGCAATTTTCTTCACACAGACTGTTGGTCGTGCTATACATGTGATAGATTACTATGAAGCGAGGGGCGAGGGACTGCCGCATTACTGCAAGGTTCTTAGCTCGAAGCGTTATTTGTATGGCGACCACAATGCTCCTCACGACATAGAGGTGCGGGAGTTGGGAACGGGTAAGAGTAGACGAGAGGTGGCATGGGATCTTGGTTTAAATTTCAGAGTAGTGCCAAAACTGCCTGTGGAGGATGGTCTTCATGCAGCTAAGATGCTTATCCCCCGCGTATGGTTTGATCGTGAAAAGTGCAAACATGCTCTTGAAGCGTTGCGTCAGTATCACCGGGCGTATAACGAGCGGTCTAGGACGTTTAGGGCGTCACCTGTTCACGATTGGTCGAGCCACTGCGCGGATGCTTTTCGGTATCTGGCTGTTGGTCTTAGAGAGAGTAGGGGCGATACTAGAGCGCCTCAGAGGCAAGCTTTAATGGATTACAATCCATTTGCGGCATAGGAGATAGAAGATGGCAATCCTTATTCCAATTCTAGCGGGTACTGGCGCGGCGGCAATAGCTACAATTGCGGGTGCTAGTGCCGTTACAGCTGGCGTTGTCGGCGTTACCACTGCGGTCGTGACAAACTCCATGATGAACCAATCCCAGCCTCAACCGCTGGCTGTACCGGATGTTCCGGTTGTTGACACTGTTGATACAGACACCACGGCAGTAGACACTAGCAGCGAAACTGGTAGCGGGGACACGACAATCAATGATGTGGTCTCTGTGCAAGAAGATGTCGCTACTGCGGCAGACACCTCGGTTGATAACACTGTTTACACTGCCGACACTTCTACCGGCACAGCGGCTGCTGGAGCGGCAACGGCTGCTGCTGCGAGTGCTGTCAGCACGGGACCGGCGGAAGACGAAGCTATTAGCTTCTATGAAAAGGGCAGGCAGTCCACAATCCTCACAAGCGCCCAGGGTCTTTTGTCAGATGCTGGGGAATCGGTTTCCATGTTGCGAAAGCGGCGTGGTCTTGTTGGACAGGGATTGATTGCATGATGAACCGTAAGCCAAAAAACATTGCTGGCTCGATGGGCAGGCGCGCCTCTCAGCCTGCAAAGATGAATAAATCTGCCTCTGTTGACCCGATCGAGCGCCTAAATCAGCGCATGGCTGGCCGCACTGAGGGCGGAAACAGGCCTAAAAAGCGCAAGAGTTTAATGAATAGTTACGGGATGGTAGTATAATGGCCGAAATATTGCCTATGATTTCGCAGTTAGATCGCAGATATAAAACATTGCAGTCACAGCGATCCCAATGGGAAAGCCATTGGCAAGAGTTGGCAGACTATATGCTGCCGCGTAAGGCCGATATTACCAAAAAGCGCACCCAAGGTGACAAGAGAACAGAGCTTCTGTTCGATGGTACAGCTGTTCATGCTGTTGAATTGCTTGCTTCAAGCCTTCATGGCATGTTGACTAGCCCTAGTACCCCTTGGTTTTCTATGCGCTTTCGTGACCCCATGCTCCAACAGAGTGACGCAGCGAACGAATGGCT